CGGCCACCTCTGCCTGGCTTTTCCTGCGCTCAATGATTGCCTGCATTGGCCCGACTATGGGAAAACTAACAGGGCGCTTGTTCTTGCTCAGCTCTTGCGGCATGTGAATAAAGCCCGGCCCATCGCTGCGCAGCTCCACATTGCGCCAGGTTAGATTCAAGATGGCATTCTTGCGCCAGCCACTCCAGAACCCAAAGCGCACCAGATCGCCCAAGGGATCTTTCAACCGGGCTGCTATAGCCCTCACCTGATCAATGCTTAACAGATCGTCCCTTATGTTTTCTTCACGTTCCAGCCGGAATGCTGGAAGGTTTTCTATCAGCCCATCTGCCTGCGCCCTGCGCATGGCTGCCCTCAAATATGCCACCTCTCGATTGATGGTGCTATCCTGCCTGCCTAAGCGCCTGCGCCCGGCCCTGTAGCGTGTTAGGTGCCAGCCCCGCAGATCCTCTGCATCCAGGCTGCCCAGGGCTGTTTCAACATGCCGCAGCTGGCCTGCAACGCTTTCTGGGTGTCGGCACCGCAGGGTTTCCAGGTAGTAATCAGCAACATCATTGATGGTAACAGTGGGCAACTGGGGCACCTCGGGCAATTTTTAGGCTTGCAGAATCTAATGGGCTTCTTAAGATACCGCACATGCAAGAAAAACCAATTCAGAAAGTAGGTGCAAACATGCTGCGGCAGGAAACTTTCAATCTCAATTTAGGCATTAAGGCAATGCAAGCTGGGCAGGATGATGCTGCCAGTGCCCGGCCCACTGTGCTGGGTGTTGCCCGGGCTGCTGCCATTGCAGCTGCCCAGGCTGGTAATGGCACTGCAACTGCCGACGATGCGTACAGGGGCTTGATTGCAGCAGGCTATAAAGCACAGGACCTGGGCAATGCAGCAGGGGCGCTGTTTCAAAAATCAACATGGGAATTTACAGGGCAGTTCAAACGGTCTGCCCGTGTTTCCAATCATGGCCGCATGAATCGGGTTTGGCGGCTTATAGGCTTCACTTTCTGAATGGCCCGGGGTGCTTTGGTCACGACCCAAACACAAATTCCAAATACGCCTGCGCTCCCAAGCGCAGCTCCCGGCCCCGGGCTTTCTTCTTTTCTTGCAATGACCCGGGCAGCCTTAACCCCGCTGCCTGGGGCATTCTTTAAACCCATTCAGAAAGTGAAACATGAATGAAAACACCTATGAGCTGCGATCAATGGATCTGTTCACCGGGCTGGGCGGCAGCCTCATCGCAGGATCAATGCTGGGATGGCGGCCCGTCTGCCTCGTTGAAATCGAACCCTTTGCGCAAAGAATCCTCATCCAAAGAATGCAAGATGGCAGCCTGCCCCCCACCCCCATCTGGCCCGATGCCGGAACCTTTGACGCAAAGCCCTGGGCTGGCTCAGTGGATATCCTTGTTTGCGGCCCACCCTGCCAGGGGTTCTCAGTTGCCGGGAAAGGGCTTGGCCAAGCAGATCCCAGAAACCAAATCCCAAACGTACTGCGCATCCTACGGGATCTGGAATGCCCTAGACTCTACCTGGAAAACTCAGCAAACCTTGTTTCCTTTGACTATTTCGGCCAGATCCTCGGAGAGCTGGCAGAACTCGGGTTCGATGCTCGATGGTCAACTTTATCGGCGGCAGCCTGTGGAGCCAATCATAAGCGCAACAGGCTCTGGCTCTATGCTTGGAAAAGATAACTGGCCCACGCCCACTGCTAGAAGCCCCGGAGATTGCGCTGCTGAAAGAAGAAGAAGAGCACCCAGCCTGGAATCTATAGTAATGATGCAAACCTGGCCCACGCCCCAGGCCAATGAGGATGCAGCAGGCACCCCGGCTGGCAAGATGCAGAAAATGCTGGGCAATCACCCTGCAATCAGGGGCACCACGCCAGCTGAATGGCAAAAGGGTGCCTTGAACCCTGCCTGGGTTTGCTGGCTCATGGGCTGGCCTTTGGGCTGGGATAGTTTGGAGCCTATGCCAGCCACCAGCCTGGCAGATCATGCTGAAAAAACGGCTGCTGGCAGCTGGTGGCAGGATGAACCACCCATCCCCCGTATTGATAAAAATATTCCTAATCGTGCTGCCCGGCTCAAGGGCCTGGGCAATGGCATGGTTCCACTTTGTTTTGTTCACGCTTTTAATGGTTTAGCATATGAAAATATATAGAGCCTGGTTTGTAACCTCTCAAGATGGTGACGCTGTTTCCGCTTCTCAGGTATTCTTTCCAACAAAGAAGGAAGCGCAGGAATGGGTGGATGCCCAGCCTGCCCAGCCCTGTGGGGTGGATGAGTTCACAGCAGATAAGCTGCTAAGTGAAAAAGCCCGGCTCTGCCAGGTTGCCAATGCTGCCAGCACCTGGGTGTGCCCTGTTGAGCTGAAAACGTGAACGCCAACATACTAACCACCAGCTGCAAGCTGCGCCGGATCAAGGAAGCCCTGGCCCCTGCTTCAACAGCAGCCCGGCTGGGGCTTGATCGGATCATCCTTGAAGTGGAAATCCTTGAAGATTGCAGGGTTGCCATGAACAGAACAATCAAAAACGGCTTGCATAAACCACCACCCCAGCAGGAAACCCCTACTGATTCTAATGTTATGGTGCAGGGGGAATTAGGCTTTTAATCTAATATTGACAGCGCAGCCCACAGGGGTGGCAGCACCCGGGTTTCCCCTCAGAAGCCCCAGATTGCCCCCTGTTGCGTTTTAAACTGAATACCAGGGCAGCATTCAATCAACCAGTTAACATGAAAGGCTTTTGCCTGAATCATTCTGGTTGACCACTTCCAGCGCTTAGCCACCGCATCCACACCCGCTGCCCTGGTATGTTTATTAAAAAGAAAGAACCCGGCCTACAGGTGCCGGGTTCTTGTTTGGACGGGGAGCGCTCCATCGCTATCTGGTGCGCTCAGTAGGGTGGGGGTTTTCCGGGGGTTTTGTGCTTAGTTACCTTTTAGCTTGCCGGAAATTGTTTCTTTCATTTCACGCAGGGTGATATCCAGGTTGTGAACTGTTTCCCGCAGCACAGCTGATTCCTTGGTGGATTCTCTTGAAGTGCTTTCCAGGCTGGCAACTCTTTCATTGAATAGGTTGATAATGTGGCGCAGTTCTTCATCTCGCTTGCCCAGGTACCTGATAAACAATGAAACAATCAGGACAACTGCGGCCAGCAGGGGTGCTTCCAATATTAGGCTTTCAAAATTCATGGCTTAAAAGTGGGCTATGTAGGTGTAAACTCGGCTGCCATCATTCAAGCCTGTGGCTGGGTCGTCGTCATAGGCTTTGAAACCATCCTTGATTATCACTATGTTTGAGTTGGTTTGTTTCACGGGCAGGGTGGCATTCCCTAACCAGATTTCTGCATTTTCTGAATATACAGTATTAACATCTGCCCGGGTTGTTACGGTCACAGCCCTGGGGGTGGCCCCTAAATCTATGTCCTGGCTTGTCGTTCCATCGCCTGTATACGTTCCGATGATATAGCCTGCCCCTTCCCGCCTGTTTTCATCGTCGGTGGCTGTAATGGCTGAACCACTGGTGGTGATCTTCCCCACCAGCGCTGCATTGCCCGGGTTTGTTAGGGTGGCAGTTTCCACCCAGGCTGTGGCTGTCACAGCTGGTGGGCTATCCCCGGCCCCTGTGAGTTTCAGCCATAGATAAACCGTTGATGATGCAGTAATGGCAACAGTTTCAGCAGCTGGGAAACGCACCAAATAACCATCAATCCAGGCTCTGCCTGCTGCAACCTCTAAATCTAAATCCACCGCGCTGGCTGGCAGGGTCATGCCTGAAAGGATGCTGCTCTGGGTGCTGTATCTGTCCAGGGTTTGCACCATGTTTTCCTCAGTGCCTGTGCGCCCTGTGCCGCTGCCGCCTATGTCGTTGGCTGTTGGGAATACTTCAATTGCCATTGTTATGCCTCATATAAGAATTCAATTTCATGGGCTATGGTTACACTGATCGATGAATCTTTGGCAATGGTTGGGGTGATCAAAGCCCGGGCAATCAATACGCTGCCCCCAAATAACCCTACTTCTGAAAGGGTGTTACCATTGGCTTCATCCTCCAGAAACAGGGTCTGGAAGGTAATTTTCTTGTCTGAATCCAAGCGCCTATCAATGGTTTTTTTCAGTACAGATGCTTCCAGGGCTATATCACCAGCTGCTGCCGCTGTTGTCCCTGTGCCCACAGCCTGGCCATCTGCCCTGCCCACTGTGCCCCCGGCCAGATCCCTGAACCAGTTAAGCCCGGCATTAGTAATCAGGTTCTTGGCCTTGATAACCTCCACCACCTGCTGGCCCTTCTTGATGGTCAGCTCAACATTGCTCTTAACTTCCATCCCTAATGCTCCCGATTGTGCCCCCGGCACCCCGCCTGGTACCGTCTGCATTTGTCCAGCCTGCGCCAATATAACTACCATTTGGATCTGAATAGGCGGCTGCGCTTGATGCCACCAGGAACACACTGTAAGGGTCCAGGGTGAAACTTGAAAGCCCTGCATCCGCAGTACCTGTTGCGGCATCCTTGATCATTAGCGCCACGTTCTTTTCACGCAGGATGATGAAGATTTCATTATCCCTGATTTCAAAGGTTCTGCCACCAGCTGCCAGCCTCTTGAAGAATGCCACCCAGCCACCAACCAGCGCACCATCTACGCATTTGTAGTTATAAACCAGGCTGTTGTTTCCCCGGTCCCGGGCTGTTACTGATTGAATCAGATAATCCCCGCTGATGCCTTCCCTGGTCAGCTCGATAGATTGCACCTGCCCGGCCACCAGCCTGGCATTGTCTGTGCTGATCGTCACCACCTCTGGGAATCTTCCGTAACGCCCCAGCAGCCCGGTGGCTCTTTCCAATGCAAACTCTGCATCCTCTATGCGCTCATCATCTTCTATGTTTTCCCAGATCCCGGTGCCGCCTGATTCATCTGCCCGGGCTGCCTGCTGATCTTCTGCATCGGCCTGCACGATGATGGGTATTAGCCCCTTATAGGTCACGGCCAGGGTGCTGCCATCTGCTGGCACTGTGCCCGATGAATCCTGTTCCACCTGGTTTGAATCCTTCTGCCAGTAAAAATCCTTCCCACTGTCCACCCCGTTGATGCCCAGGGTCTGGGCAACAGGGCCTGCCCCTGTATCCAGGGTGATGGTGGGTTCTTCGCCTATTGGCAGGCCCACTGTGAAGGTTCTGCGCTCACCATCCCCATTGAATGATTCAGTATTGGCGCTGCTTTGTATGTCCCGGCCAGCTCTCAGGTATTGCCTGTTTCTGTAGTTCTTGCGGCTCTTCTCTTTCAGCAGGCTTCTGATGGGCAGGCTTGAATCCGTATAGCCAAAAGTTGCATTGGTGGTATCCCTGGCTTGAAAGTTTAAAGCCCGGTCATAGTCGATAAACCAGATAAAGCCCACCAGCTCTGCCAAATCATCAAGGCAATCTGCAACGCTCTGATAGTTGAATGCCACTTGGCCCAGGGTGAAGCTGCCATTTTCAATGTTGCCCAGGGTCACGCCTTCTGCTTCCAGGTAATTGGTGCGCAGATCCTTGGCTATATCCCCGGGCAGCTGGCCTGCTGCATAGGTGCGCCCCACCAGGAATCTGTCAGCAATGCTGTTATGGTCAACCGCCTTGATTTTGAGAGTATGAAACGCTGTCACCCTATCCATTGCAGGCCAGCGCTCGTTGATGCTCTGTATGGTGCCCGAAAACACCAGGGTGGAAACGATGCCCTCATTGAATCGAACTTCCACCGATTGCCCTGGTGTGTATTCCAGGGCATTTGTTTTATCCACCAGGATGAAATCAGCTGTGCCCCTGCTTTCAAGCTCATCGCTGATGGATAAGCTGCCAGGCTTGTATTCCCCGGTTAGATCCACCCCGTTGATGGTGATTTCTATGCCCTCGATGGCAGGGGCTACCGCAAACACCCTGCGCATGGGCAGCCCGATGGGGTTTAGTTGCAGCTGATCTGGCATAGATTAAACGATGATGAACTCATCCCCGCTTGATGGGGCGCTTGTAAAGGCTGTGCCCACTGTAAATGTCTTTGAGCTGCCATCGTATGCGGCCACTGGCCTGGCACTATAGGCCAGATCCCCTGTTGTAAAAATTATCATCCGGTCTATATAGAAGGAATCGGTAGCCTTAAGGGATGACCCGGTGCCCACTATGCTGCTGGTGGTGCTTCCGGTGGTACACTCTGCCGAAACAATAGAATCAGCCCCCAGCGCCAGGTGCTTGGCGGCTGTTGCGCTTTCATTCACCTTGGCTATATCTGCTTGCACCTGGGTGCTATGGAATGCTGGCTGAATGCCATAACCTGTGCCATTAAAGGCATCATCCAAGTTAGAAACAGGGGTGGCATCGCCGTCTATTTCCTTTATATCCGCCTGCATCTTGTTCTTATCTGTGAAGATATAAAATGGGTCTGTTTGGTAATATTCATACCCCATATTGGGATCGAGGGCGCAGGCAATCACCCCATAAGCTGTTTCTGATGCTGAAATATCGCAAGAATACAGCCCGGGCATATAGGTGCTGCTAACTTCTGTCAGGCTGCCAGCAGGGTTAACTGGGGCACCGCCATCCTGGGATAGCCAAACGGTAAAATAACTGCCGTATCCGGCTGCGGCCACGCCATAGCTGGTCAATGACTTGATGAAAAAATAGGCTTTGGTTGCTGTGTTGTATTTTATAAAACTGGCTGCCATTTCTAAATTCCTCCAAGCCTGGCATCAATGAATGCAGGCATCCCTTTCACCACTTCTTGAGTTATTAATTCGCCATCAACGTGCAGATTGATTACCTGGCCCCCTCCACCGAACTGCCCCAGCCTATCCAGGGGAATGATGGCCTCTGGGCCTGCCTCGCCTACCAGCCCGATGGTTGGCCCTGTGACAATGCCGCCATCTGCAAAGGCTCCAAAGGCTAATGATCCTGCCGCCACCGCCACCGCTGCCGCCTTTGCCAGCCCAGGGGCTGCCAGTATATTGGCAGGATATGGCAGCCCGGCAATGACTGATTTAAACATGTGTCCAAAGGTTTCACCTGCCTGGGTGGATGCTGTAGCGGCCAGCCCTTCTTGGCCCAGGGCTTTTTGCATCTTTGAAAACACGGCCATCTGAATGGCAATCGAGATCAACCGCTGGATTATCATTTTGGCTATGTCTTTCCAAAGTGCTTTCAATGAATCTGTGAAGCTCTTGCCATCAACAATCGCCGATGAAAACGCCTCGCCTATCCCATCTGAAAAGCGCTGCATCACGTTGAAATTAAATTCATCAAACAGGGTGGTGGTGCCATCGATGATCATTGCCATCTCTGTTTTCCACTCTTTCCAAACGTCCAGGGTGCTGGTGGCTGCCTCTTTCTGGGCATCTTTAAACTTCTGCACAACATCAATATTGTTGCCCATTTGAGATCCAACATCGGCAAGTATTGAGCGCAACTGCTGGTAACGCCCCCGGCTTTCATCAAGCGCATCTGCTGCATCTTTTCCAGTTATCCTGGCCAGCTTTTCCTGTAGGGCTGTTTCTTCTGCCAACAGGCCATGATATAGCTCCATTTCTTGCCCGGCCCCACCCTTGGCAATTCGCACATGCTCAATGCGCTTTTCCCATTCATCCAGGGCACCCTGGGTTTTTTCGATGGCTATGTTTTCATCGATGATGGCTGTTGTCAGGCCCTGGGCTGCTTGTCGGGCAGCTCTTAATGCCTCGGTGGCATTCTTAATGGATTGTGCTTGGCCCTCGCCTATGCCCAGCCTCTGGCCCTGTGCCCCCATCTTGGCAGGGTCAAATGCCTTAGCCTTAGCCAGCTTGATTTCAGCTTCTTTCACCCGGGTTAATAACTTGTAACCCTCGGCCAACTTGGCAACCCGCTTTTCTGATTCCGTCATTTCAGCCCCCACACCAGCTGTGAGCGCCTTCATTTTTCTGGAAGCCGAATTATAGCCGACAATGCCCACCACCAGGGCTGCAATGCCTGATAGCAGGGCAACAATGGGATGTTTGGATATAAGTGTCATCATGCTGGCAACGCCTGCCAGCGCCCCTGTCAGGGCGCTTGCCATGAATATTAGCGGCCCGATGGCAGCTGCCAGCCCCACCAGGGTGACAATCAGCGCCTTGGTGCTGGGTGCCAGGGCTGTGAATGCTGCAATCCACCCCTGAATCATGGGCATGAAACTGGTCTGGATCATTTCAATCAGGCTTTCAAGGGCTGGTGCCAGGGCTGCCCCCAGGGTGGTGGACATAATCTTGAATTTGTTTTGTAACATGCGCAAACGGGCACCAGCTGTTTTGAAGCGCTCATCTGATAGCGCCGTAAGCGCATTGTTTTCTTCCCAGGCTGCATTGGATCTGTCCAGGGTTCTTGTAAGCAGATCCCCTGCGCCGCTGGCCCTCAGCAGGGCATCCCTGATTCTAACATTTGAAAAGCCCACCTTGTCCAATGTATCGAACAGGCTCATCCCCCGCTTATCCAGCTTGCCCAGGCCACCGATGAAATCCTTAACCGCCCCGGCTGCATTCTGTTTGAATTGTGAGCTGAATTCCTGGGTTGTTTGGCCTGCAATGTCGGCAAACTGTTCTAGTTTTTTGCCGCCCTCATCCACTGCGACTGCAATATCAATAAAAACCCGGCTCATTGCAGTACCGCCTGATTCTGCATTGATGCCCAGGCTGGTTAGTGCAGCAGAAAACCCTGTAATCTCTGCCCCACTCAAGCCAATTTGTGAACCTGCACCTGCCAAGCGCAGACTCATTTCCTGAATTTCATTCTCGGTGGTGGCAAACTCTGAACCCAGCACAGTTAGACTGTTCGCCAGGTTTTCAATGTTGCCCTGGGGCAGCTTGGTTATGTTCGCAAACCTTGCCAGCCCGGTGGCGGCTTCCTCAGCTCCCAGGGTGCTGGTTTCTGCCAGCCTGGTGATGACTTCCACAAAGCCCATCTTGCCACCACCGCCCAGCAGCTTATCAGATTCGATGCCTAGCCGCCCGGCTTCCTCTGCAATAGATGCCAGCCCTGCTGCGCTCTTTGGCACCCGGGTTGATAATTGCTGCAAACCCTCTTCAAGCTCTTTTAACTCTTCTGCTGTGCCCTTAACCGTTTTGCGAACATTGGCAAAGCTGGTTTCCCAGTCTATGGCTGCTTTGGTTGCAAGAATGCCAATCCCGGCCAGGGGCACTGTTAGCGCCCGGGTTAGATCACCCCCGGCCATGCGCAGCTGGCTGGACAAGCGCCCAAACCTGCGCCTGATCCCCTTCATCTGTTTCTCAAACTTTGAGAGATCCAGCCCCAGGGTAATATTCATGCCGCCAATATTAACCATCTGCCGCAGCCTGCTTTCTTGCTACTCGTTCCCGGGATTCCTGAAAAATTCGGGCAATCTTTTCATTCCCCTGGTGCTTGCCTTTTCTCTCTTTAGCCCTGCCGGAAAGCTCATCAAACATCTTCCTTGGGTTTGGTTTGCGCTTGAACTGGCCCAGGGCGCAGATAAGGGTTGAAACTGTCCAGGCCCTGGCATCATGCGCTGCCTTTTCATTCTCGTTAAAGGCTTCAATCATCAACTGAAACTCCCTTGGGGTTAACCTCCAGAACTGCGCAGGCTCCAGGTTGATCCTGAATGCCATGCGCAGCAGCTCATCCCAGTTGGTTTTCAGCTGGCCTGTGCTTTGGCCCTTGTCTTTTTTTTTGCCTTTGGGTGTTGCGCAGTAAATGCCAGCAGGCACCGATCTGCCACGTACCTGGCCCGGTCATGTATTTCTGATGCCTCATCCTCTGGCACGTAATCAATTAGTGATCCGGCCTGCTCTAGGGTTAACGTAGGTTCTTCCCAGAGCAGGCCAGCCCACAGCAATGCACGTATTGTGGAAAAACCTATCTGTTCTTCACTGGTCAAAGATGCCCCGATGGGCTTGCCCATTGCGTTTTCAAACTCACACAGGGCATTGTGCCCATACTTGATGCGCCTTTCACGGTCCAGGTTAATGGAAACGCCAGATGGAAACGTAGGTTCTTCGGTCATTTAATTAGGCCCTCGCCAGGGTCAATGCACCACGCCCGGTGAAACTGATCGAATAAGAAACCAGATCACCCTCGGGGCAATCAAGCTCTATTGAATCCATTGTGGTTGATCCGGTGTATACGTCACCAGCTGCATCCACCATCTTGATGTAAACATCATAATCTGTGACACCACCAGAAAGCTGGTTGGTATCAATCAGATATTGAAGCGCAGCATCATCATTTTCATATGCTCCATCACAGCTGGCAGTCCAGCCACGCCTGGTGCTAACGGAATCTTCCCATCCGCTGTTATCTTTGTTCGTCGCATCCACGTCCGTTTTGCTGAAATTCAGATTGCCACCACGCTGCTGGGGCAGCTTCGCCCATGTTGGGCTGGACGGATCATCTGCTGTATCTACATAAAATAGCCAGGAAAGCCCTGTTTCTACTGCCATTGTCTTTACTCCTTATGAATCGTCAGAAAGAATCCAACGTAACCTTAAAACCCCATGCCTGACTAGTTTCCCGTCAGCATGGTATTCCTTAAAAATTTCTGCCATTTCCAAGCGGCACAGCGCCTGGGTAAAACTTTCATCTAAAGATAGAGCTGAACCCGTCAGGCTCTCAATGCTGGCCTCCAGTATATCGTTGCAGGCTTTGTTCCCTGCACTATCACTGAATGCGTGCAGGGTGGTGGTGGCCTCGCTGATCTTCTCCAGATCCAGGCTTACAGAACAACTGCCAATTTCCACGTAGGGCAGCGCTGTGCCTTCTGGCACCTCATCAAATACGGTTGTTGATATACCAGCGCTGACATCTGTTAAGCGGCCATAGATGCCCTTCTGTAATGAATTAAGTGGGAGTCTTTCGCTCATGCCGCCCTACGCCTTGCAAACTTTAAAACGCCCCGGTTCCAGATAGCCCGGCGCAAACCACGCTGAAAGCTCTTTTTCTCACCCTCAAATGCCGGGAAAAGAAACGGCCTGCCTTTTACGCCGCCACGCATACCGATTGCCCGGGCAACCGGGAATGCTGGCAGGTTTTTTCTTTCACTCCAGGCACCTAACATGCCCCGGCTGGCTGGTCTGTATGGCCCACCGCCGCCCCTTTTCCCCACCCCCCTGGGTGGTGAATAGAAAGCGCCGCTGCCGAATTCCACCAGGTGAGCATAGCCAACACCAGAGCTGGACCCGGCCCGGCTGGTTCTGGTGTATACCACCCCGGTTAAACCGTCATTTAATTTCTTAATGCTGATGGATCTGGATAGCCTGCCTGTGTCCCTGGGTGCCCTGGCCCTGGCTTCTGTCCTGATGGCCTTGGTTGACTTGTCCACTTCTTCTGCCACCTGCCGCTGGATTTCCCCAGACATCAACAATAGGCGCTTAAAAACCACCTGCTGGCTGTTCTTGCTGATCTGTAGATTAAATTTCATAGGTCCAGCTCTTTGCAGGTGATAACCAGCTGCTTATCCAGCTCGTTGGTGTTGATAATTCCAACTATCTGAAAATAGCGGCTGCCATACTTTACCCGGTCTGTGGGTTCAATGTCTGATCTATACCTGATAAGCAGGCTGTGGGTGCCATTGTGTTGCAGCTGTTCATTGTAAAACCGTTCTTCTGCTCTCAGGGGCTTGATAGATGCACTCACAGTTGCCCGGGTTGCCCAAGTACGTGTTGAACCACCCTGCCCATCGCTGGCCAGGCTTTCATTCTGGAATTCCACCCGGTGCCGCAAACGCCCTGCAAGCATTACACCTCCGGCATCTTGTATGGGTATAGCAATCTTTCCAGGCCATACTGCAAGGATCTGGACAAGTGGCCCAGGGTCACAGCTTCCCGGTGTTCATACAGGTGGCCCACCAGCAGTTTCATGGCTGCCTTGATGGTTTCAGGCACAGCACTGGCCCCGCCATACCCTGCATCAAATCTGATTGTCACGCAGTTGGGGGTGGCTCTACGATCATCCGGCCAGCTCTTGCCATAGGCCAAGCGCACCCGGCCTGGCTGCTGGTCAATATCCACATCATAGGTGGCGGCTGCCACTGTCTGGGTGGCACCGTCTGAATCTATATATTTAATTGAACCCACAGATTCCAGCTCCGGCTTTGGCAGCAGCAGCTCATTTTGAAACCGATCAATAGACCAGTCCCAGGTGGCTGTTACAAACTGCCGATTGCAGAAACCCTCGCACCATTCCCGGGCACTCTGCCCCAGGCCAGTGATATAGGTGTCATCATCGGTGGTATCCACCCGCAGATGCGTTTTCAGCTCTGCCAGGGTTAAGGGTTCTTCTGTGGGTGCAGTGACCAATGCCAGGCCCATGAATTACCTCTTTTCTGGTCCGGGTTCTGCTGCGTTTTCGGTGTCGGGTTTCACGGCTGCCGCTTCCTTTTTGCCGGAAGCTGGCAGCGCCTGGCCTATTTCCACCAAGCGCTGCCCGACTGCCTTTGAAACTTCAATGATATCCCCGACACAATGGGTGCCTTCCTCCCTGCGCCAGTTAACCAGAAGTTTTATTTTCATTACTCAGCCTTCTTCTTGGGTTTAGAAGTAGGGGCAGCGCCCTTAGCGCTGCCCCCCTTAACTGCTACGGCCTGCCCAGCTGCGATTAGGCTTTTGGCCTCATCGCCCGAAACGTCAATGACATCTCCAGCCTTCTGGCAAACCGTTGGCCCTGCTCTTCCACAAAGTAATTTAATCTTCATGGATTAGGCCATAGTGATGAATTTGATGGGGTTAGTACCTGCATTCAGCAAATCACCATCATGGCGGCTGAACGCAACAAAGCCCTGCTGATCATAATCAGCATATCTTTCAACCAGCCTGCGCAGCCTGAGAGATGCCACGTCCCTGATCTTGTACAGGTTGAACTGCCCAAAGAGAATTGGCTTAGTTCCGGTGGCAATGTCAGCGCAGTCCTGGTTGATAACCACAGCCCGGCCATATAGCCGATCTGGGATGCCAGCCTGCATTCCTGATTGCCACAGGAACTGCCCATCTGAATCAACGAGCTTGCGCACAGCTGCAACACTCGAATCATTCATCATAAACACCGATGAATCAGAATCCCTATAGGCCGGATCAACACCGTGGAAAAGATCAATGATTTCAGCTGCTGTTATAGCTGTGGCACTGGCTGCCGTAAAAGCAGAAGTGGAAGCTGTAACAACGCCATTGGGCTGGCTGGAGCCTGTCCCGGTGGTGAAGTGCGTATTCAGGATACGTGCAACACGTTCACCCAGGAGAGAACCCAGAACCTGTGCCAGATTGAAAGCACTGTCCTGCATCAACTCTTCTGAAACCCTCACCAGCTTGCTGGTGTACTTGTAAGCATTCAGGGTGACTGACCCAAAGACCACATCCTGCTCGCTCACCTCGGTGTTTTCGGCAAGAATGGCACCTGCATTGCTGGTGTCATTCACCGTCGGCCATGGCAAGTCATTCCCGGAATCTGTCCTGATAACAGAACTTACCTGCCGCATACCGCCAAACGCCAGCAGCGCCCGTTCCAGCTCGAACACAAAGCCCTCGGGAATCGTGTAACCGCCTGCACTGTCGGTGGTGCTTTGCGCTCTTAATTCCCGCCTGATGGTGTCATAGTTGGCCCGGCTTAACTTGGCTTCATAGTATTCCTTTGCCGGGTTAACATTACATTTCCGGCACGCCATCTGGTGGCGCTCTTCCAGATCCATGCCAAGCTGCTGCCTGGCCCATCCTTGCAGCGCATCATTTCTGTCCTCTTCACTGGGCAGAATTTCCCTCACCTTTTCTGGGGCATTTTCCCTGAACAGCTGCCGGGTTTCGGCTTTCTCTTCCAGCTGCTTTTCAAGTTCCTCTGTACGCTCTGTAAGATCAATACTTCTGCTTACTCTGTCGTAATCGCCATTACAAGCAGACCAATTGGTTTCATCTTCTGAACTCCATTTATGCTCAGAATCATTTGCCAGGTTCCGCAGCTCTTCAAGCTTCTTGAAAATCTCAAAGCGCTGTTCTTTAAGTGCTTTAATGCTCATGTGTTTTTCCTCCAGGCTGCCCACGAAAAAGAGCCGCCAACTAGTGATTAGTTTGCGGCCCTTTTTCCAGGTTTGGACCTGGCAAGGATTCGCACCCTGGGCATTAGAGCCTGGGCTTGGGTTCTTGATTAACTACCGGATTATAACTTTAGGGGTTTTTCTGTCAAGTGCCGCCCCTGGTTGCCCTGTAAGCGCCTGCCTTTTGGCAGGTGTATTTACTCAGGGTGCCCTGCTTGCGGCTCTTCAGCGCCTTCTGTGGGCTTCTCATCGGGGTTTTCTTGCAACATTTCAGCTGTAATTGCGTCGAAACGGTCATTTACCAGCTTTTTATGCTTTTCGGCTTCATGGTCTGAAAGGCTTTCCTTTGCCCCGGCCAGATCCCGGCTTTTCACAGTGCTGGCATCATAGGCTGGGAAGGTAACAGGCCCCACATCAAAGAGCTGCACCCCTGAAATGGTGCGCACCTGGGTGCCTTCCTCATCTGTCCATTCTTCCTCTGTCACTTTGAATGAAAAGCTGCTGCCTGTGAGATCCCCCCGGCTGATCATCTCTTTTACATCCCGGGCAATGCTGGTATTCCCCAGGTTGATCCTGTAATGCAGCCCCTTGCCATCTTCACGCAGTTGCAGGGTGCCAGCTGAAACACGGCCCAGCAGCTTATCAGGTTCATGGTTGAACAGCGCCCGGGCATCATCACGTTCTGTAATGGCCCTGGCAAACGCCCCAGGGGCTATACGTTCCCGGGCACCTTCCCACAGGCCAAATTCTGTACCGCCTCCAGGCTGCCCATCATAAAACACGGCTGCATAACCTGAAATGTCACCGTTGGCATCCTGCCTGATTTCACAATCGGCCACGGCTGGTTGATATCTTCTCTCAGCTTCCATTTTTTATCCCTTCTATCCACCGCCTGGTCAGCTCTTCACAGACTGTGGTTATTATGTTTTCCATATCTTCTGACTTGATCCCGGGCAGCACCCCTTGGCGCTTATTAAGTAAGCCCGAAAATTCATCTTTCAGGGTGTAAAAGAATTCCAGCATCTGGCTGCTTCTGTCACCCTTGATTTCTAACAGATCCAGAACAGGTGTTAAGGCATCAAGTACAACCGCCCTTGATTCATCAACCATCCCCTGGTTTAGCCAATTATTAAAGCGCCCCTTCTTGGCTGCTCGATGGGCACCTGTGCAAACCCGTTTAGCCATGCGCTGCAAGGTGTCATGCAAAAGCACTTCCCCTGATTCCCGGGCAGCCAGTTCTTCGCCGCCCTGGTCAGCTTCCGCCGCAGCAGATGCTGGCCCCATGTTCAAGGGCACCATGAACGTGCTGCCGCCCTCGCCTGGGATGGGGTTCAGGTTTTCCCTGCCCCTGATTTCATCGCGGGACATCCAGCCGCCCTGAATAGCCAGATTGTAATAGCTGCCCCGGGCTTCCATGTTGGCCCTCACCAGGGCATTTCTGTTGAACTCCACAAAATGGGTGTCCCGCTGCTGCTGGCTCTGGGTTAGCAGTTTGGCCCGGCATTCTGTTTCCCAAGTGCATAACCAGGGATCTAATGAACTGTCTAAATAGGCTTGGTTTTCACTTTCCAGGCTGTTGTAGCTGGTTCTGGTGTTGTCGGCCAGCATGTGGGGTGGAATTCCGAACCATGATGCTATGTTGCGCACCTCCAGCTGCCGGGTTTCGTTGAACTCAGCATCCTTGTTGCTGCTGGCAAATGGCTTTAGCTGCATACCTTCTTCAAGGATTGCCACTTTGTGGCTGTTGGAAACATTCCCATGCATTGCCTGCCATGATCTGCGCAGGTTATCCCTGGCATCATTATCTAAATGCCCTGGGTGTTCAAGCACAGCAGATGGCCTTGCATTGTTTTTGAAAAATACGCTGCCATATAATTCAGCTGCCATGCCCAGGCCGATGCTTTCCCTTGCCAGCTCCACCACCCCCAGGCCATACAGTGCCCGTATATGCAGCACATCTTCTGCCCGAAGGGTTTCTTCAACATTGTTGATGGTGGTTACATACGATCTAACGTCACCATTCCAGTTTTCCTTGGTGGCTCCAGGGCTTAGGGGAATCAGCTCCTGCGCTGTGCCTGC